GCTACAACTACTGCTACTATTTGCAGTTCCGTTCTCCTGAAGGTATTACTACACTTCTCAGCAAGTGGGACATTGAGAACGACAACTTCTGAGACAGTTGAGGAACTGTCACAGGGGGTCGCAAGACCCCTTTTTCATGCCCTATACTAACTTCAGTTCAAACAAAGGCAATGCTCACCGTCAACCTGACCGAACAACAACTCTCACTGCTGGAAGATCTTGTGGGTGAGAAGTTTAGTGAAGTAGCACAGGCATGGTTGCCTGCTGAAGAAACAAAGGAAATGAACAATCTTTGTTACAATACTCTTCTGAACCTTCGTTGTGTTCGTATGTCCAAAGAGTATGATGAAGACAAGTGTCTTAAGGATGGACTTTTTTCTAAGAAAGAGTATCTGGTTGATGTGGGTCTTGTGACGACTGAAGAACTGGTACAGCAGGGCATCTGCTGACTCCTTTCTACCCTATACTGATTACATCAACACAGGAGCACCACTCATGGGCACTCGTTCTCGCATCGGCATCGAACTTTCTGATCACAGTGTCGTCAGTGTCTACTGCCACTGGGATGGTTATGTAGAGCACAACGGACGCATCCTTGTCGAGCACTACCAAGACCGTGAAGCAGTCAAAGAACTGATTGATGGTGGTAGCATGTCATCTCTTCGCACCCGTCAAACCTGGAGCAATGGTCCTAGTTTGAAGGATGAAAACGGAGAGTTTATCACTGACACCGAAGGTAACATCATGTCAGAACGTGATCGTGATCCCCAACCACTGTATCACTCAGAACGTGGTGAAGAAATCAGTGTACAGCACACCAGTTTTGATGATTTCTGTAGTGATATGTGCGGTGAAGAGTATGCTTATCTGTATGATCTGAATGGTAACTGGAAAGCATTTAAGATTGGTTGGGGTAAAAAAACCACCGAGCGTGTGGATATTCCAGGATATGTGCTATAATACATATACTTGAAGATTCAAATATGAAACTTGACGAAGTAGGAAGGATTACCGGTTCATTTCTTGTCATTGCTGCTTACTTCGTCATATTGCATGTTGACTTACGAACCGGAGTTATCATGCACTTCATAGGTGATTTAATTTCTATTCCTAACTTTGCCCGCACGAAGTCCTGGGATGTTGTTATTATGTTAGTATTTTTACTATTCATTTCTTCATCAAAATTACTAGCAGGAGATTTATGATCGACCGAAGTTTCCTTGATGTCATGACACATGAGAACAAAGAAGTTCTAGCAGAAGATTGTGAGGACTTTTTGCTTCATCGTCATATTCCTCTCCGATCTCATTCATATGATGAGATCATTATACAAGCAATAAAGGAAGGTTATCAATTACATAAGTGTGATAGGCATGTTCGATAAATTTATTTGGCAAAAAGATGATACTCTATCTTCAGAATTTTGTAATGCTTTGATTTCAAAGTTTGAGGCAGATTCTAGAAAAACACAAGGTGTTACTGGTGGTGGAGTAAACTTAAAATATAAAAAATCTACTGATTTGTCAATCACTCATTTTGTAAACGATTACAAATTAGAAGATCAAACAATTTTCAATGCTTTGAATAAAAGCATGATTGAATACGATAGAAAATATCTAAAAACACTTCATCCAAACCTGACATGGATGGATAATCCATATCTTTCAATGGATGATACTGGATATCAAATGCAAAGAACCAAAGTTGGTGAATATTACAGATGGCACAATGATTTTTGTGTTTTTACCCAAGGAGTTCGTATAGCAACATTTATTTTTTATTTGAATGATGTTTATGAAGGTGGAGAAACAGAATTTGTTGATGGCACACTTATAAAACCTGAAAGAGGTAAACTTATTATATTTCCTGCATATTGGAATTATCATCATCAGGGTAGACCACCCATAAGTAATACAAAATACATTGTGACTGGGTGGATTCTTGTTGATCCTAATAAAGTACCAATGGAACAAAGATAAAGATTTTTTTATTTGACATTTTTTCTAATTATAGTATAATTCATTTTAACTGAATGGATTTTCTAATGCTTAGACGAATGATCGGATTCAAAAATTCTAGGTATAAGGATTACAATAAATATGTCGCAAATAGAGATAAATGTAAAAAAAATGCAAAGATACGACTAAAACAATACATAGAGTCATTGAAAAAACCTTGTTTGTTTTGCGGTTCAGAAGAAAAACTTGAGTTTCATCATGTTAATCCTACAGAAAAAGAATATACTGTTACCAACTTACGCTCATTCTCAAAAAGAAAGATAGATCAAGAAATATCAAAATGTTGGTGTCTTTGTTCTTGTTGTCATAAAAAGTTGCATCAGAGAGCATTAGATCCTTTACCATCAGCATACGATTGTCGGTTGAAGGGACGTGACAGTTTAAGTACTGTCACAACCAACTCCCTAGATGCCTTCTTCGTGCCTCTATAATAAGCATGTAAACAACGCACAGCACCCATGCCTACCTTTGCTGCTTACGTCGAACAGGAGGGCGCAAGAAACGCTCTCAAGGTCAAGATCAAAGAGCATACCAAGGATCTTACCTGCCGTCTTCTGTCAAGTTTGCCTGTCAAATCACAAGATAGGTACAGGTTCTACATCAAAGAGGGACGTAAGTACCTCAAAGTGATGATGAGTTCATCCTGTAACCTTGATAAAACAGTTTGGCAAGAAGGTGTCCACTGTTTTGTTGATAAGAAGACAGGTGAAGTGTATAAGCCAGCATCACTCAATGCTCCTGCCAAAGGTGTACGTTATGATCTGCGTCTGATCAATGATCGTAACTGGTTGATGGAGAACGCAACATGGCATGGCGGGTATCTCTACCAGGATGTCGTTGATCGTATGCGTGCGGGTGATTGATGGCAGTTTACGGTTACGGAAATCTTTTGATTGGAGAAGCATACTCTGCTTCTCCTGATCTTATTAAACTCAAAAGAATGATTCAATCTAATGAACCACTCAATATTGATGAGTTCTTGCGTTTAATTGACTGTGAATATGAATCAATCAAAACTGAGAAAGATTTATGACTGTTTCTGAACTGCAAATGCTGGTATTGCTTCTAATGCCAGCAATGTTCATGTCTGTTCTTATTCTTTGGACATTTGCCGCTGGAGGATGATGCAAAAACCAAACATTTACTTGGTCAGGTTGAAACCACAACCAAAACTGACGACTAACCCGACTGGTCACCGTTACTTTCATAGTAAAACGGAACTGAAAAGGTGGTTGATGGACTATTCCGACACAGTTCAGGACATTTCCATTGCCAAGTGGGAGGAAATCGATGAAAATGACATCTAAGGAAAAACTCATTTTTGTGCTATCATTTGTTTGGTTTCTGCACTGGGGAACATGTCAAGTATCTGCCATAGTGGACACGGTTATTCTAAGATCCTCTGTGAGGATATTACCTCTTGGTTTATAAATGAGTATTTTCCACGCCATAAAATCTGCCTTGAAGTCATTCATCGTGGTATGAAGCGTGAGAATGTTGTTGGACTGTGTGATGTTGAGGGTGATGTTTATCGCCCTCGACATTTTTGCATTGAATTGCAGTCAAAAATGAAGAGAGAAGAGTACATTTTGACTCTCATGCACGAATTGCACCACATGGCACAGTGGATTCGTGGTGATCTGACCTTTGCACAGGGCAAACTGTGCCATAAGCGCATCCCAGTGGACAACTGGGACTACCTGGAGCAACCACATGAGATCGAAGCACGGGAGATGGAGCAGTATCTGTACGATCAGTACCTTCAGTGGCATGGTGTTGTGCCAGTTCCTCAAGTGTCTCAACTGTTCCCCAATCGTCTGTGTTCTGCGGCATAATATGTTCATGTCAAGGGAACCACACCCATGCAACCTTTTGATGACCAACTGGTGATGTTAATTGACCGCTTGAATAGTGCGATCAATGTCTGCTACGAAGCACCAGAAATTGAAGATTGTGGTTATGCCTATGCAACAGGATATTCACGATCTGCGATGACTGATGTGGCAAATGATTTAAGCAAAATTGTAGAACAAATGCGAGAGGAGGTGGACAGTTGAGAGAAGTGTCCACTATCGGTTGAAACCGACCTGTTTTCCTGTATTCTATAAAAGTCAAGAGAACACACCATGAACTACTCTCTGATCGAACTCCGAAACCGTGTTGATCAACTGATCAGCAACTACGGTGAGGATGCTGCCTGTGCCGCATGGATCTACACCAATGACGACTGCTCCATTCCTGGTGATGATGGAGAACCTGAGTACGTCGCAGCAGACAAGCCCGAACTGGCACAGCGCATCTTCCATGAGATCGGCAACATCGATTACATCTACACGGTGATCCAGGAGTGTGTGGATGAAGTGACTGAGGAGCAGTGGATGCTCTACCAGCAGGAACTGGTGAGTGATCTGGAAGCAACCGCATCTGACTAC